CTGTCGCAAACAATCAAAGAGCAATCATTAGTCAAGGCAACAGATTATCTTGAGGCAACGTATCGGGCCGCATGGAAAGGCAATCGCGTTAGCGAAACGCAAGCATTGTCATGGCCCCGTTATAACGTAGTCGTGGATGGCTTTAATTTCGCCAGCAATGTTGTGCCGCCACAGGTTGTAAACGCTTGCGTAGAGATGGCATTACGGGCTGCAGCTGGCGACACACTGCTTGCCGACCAAGGGCAAAGGGTAAGGCGCGAAAAGATTGATGTGATTGAGGTTGAATACCAAGATTACTCAGACCCGACGCAACGCTATACCTTAGTCAACCGCATGGTTATGCCATACCTACTTTCGGCATCTGAAAGCGGGTTTGCTGTGGTTAGGCCAATTCGCACATGAGTAGCCAAGCGCAAACAGCATCACGGCTGCTTGCCAAATACGGGGAAGCTGTCTCAATCATCTTTCCCGATTATAGCGGCACAGACCCTATAACTGGTGCGCCTGTAGGCGATACAGAGGACACAGTGATTGTAGCTAAGGGCTACCCATCACTCTATCAAAAGCAAGACATAGATGGCGCGACCATTCAAGCTGGCGATATACGCTTAATCCTTGAACTGATTGGCACGCGCCCTGCTGTGGGTTGCTTGGCGACTGTAGATGGCACAACATATCGAATAATGAACGTGCAGCCTATTCGCCTCACTGGTGAAGATGTCATTTATATTTGCCAGATAAGGGCTAACTGATGATACCTACAGGCAAGCGCGTATTTTTCCCATCGCAATGGGACTCCGGCATTATGGACAGCGTTCTATATGATGCCCATGACAATGTGATTGCCTATATCATCAAGCTGGATGACGGCAAAAAAGTGGCAATAGATATGCAAATTGTGGAGCCTTTGGATGAGTAACTCTAAAATAGCAGCCGCTCTTGCTACGCAATTAAACACTCTTGATTTGCCAACGCATTGGGAAAACAGCAACTTCACGCCTGTCGCTGGCCAGATTTATGTTTCCGAAAGCCTATTGCAAGGCGTAACCATTCCCATCGGCATTGCTACTGGTTCAAGCGATGAACTAGGCGGCATCTATCAGGTGCTTGTTTATGCGCCTATGGATGCTGGCAAAGGCGCTGGTAGGGATATTGCCGACACTGTGGCTGGTGCGTTCCAGCGTGGCGCTAGGTTGACCTATGACGGCTTTACAGTGACCATCCAAAGCGTTTCGCAAGCTGCTGCGTTTATATCCGGCGATAGATGGGTTATTCCTGTCAGCGTTGCTTATCGGGCATTCTCATGAGCACGTTCACGTTGGACGTTAGCAAGTTTATCGACAAGACCAGCAAGACCGCTGACGCTGAAGTGCGGAAGATATGCTTGGACTTGCTGACAGGCATTGTGCTTAAAACGCCTGTTGATACGGGCCGAGCTAGAGCAAACTGGTTCACCAGCATTAACAGCCCAAGCGCAAATGTAACAGTATCCACCGACCCAAGTGGTTCGTCAACCATCTCTAGTGGATTGAGCGCAATATCTAAGGCAACGGGCAATGTGTTGTGGATTACAAACAACTTGCCTTACATTTATCGGCTTGAATTTGAGGGGTGGTCAAAGCAAGCCCCTGCTGGGATGGTTCGCGTCACAGTCAACAATATTGCACGACAACTAAGATAGATGACGTAGCAATAAAAAAATGTTACAACACTCAAACCATTTGCAATTGGAGTAATTAAAATGTCTGATATTGTTTCTTCCGTCGGCACTGTTGTGTCGGTTTCAACTGCCGCCCCAGCTACCTATACCAGCACTGGTTTTGGTTCGCTTACTTGGGCAACTTGCGGCGAATTGGCTGAATTGCCTTCGTTCGGTGCTGAAGCTGCGCTTGCTACGCACACCCCACTCGCTACTGGCATTGTTGCCAAGCGTCGCGGTTCGCTCAACTACGGTTCTGTAGCGTTGACTATGGCTGTGTCTGATACTGACAGTGGCCAAACTGTGCTTCAAGACGCTGCTGAAGCTGCTGCTGGCACTGATGCTGCTGTCTCGGTTAAGGTTGTGCTTGTTAATGGCGAAATTCAGTATTTCACCGCGCAAGTTATGTCCTACAAGGTCAATGTCGGTAATGCTGACGCCATCACGATGGCTGAAGTTACACTTGAAATCGACAACTCGATTATCAAAGTCTAATTAGCTGAACTGCTAAACGAACTTGGGTAGGCAAATCACTATCCGGCTTGCCTACCCAAGACAAAAAGCCGGATATTTAGAGGGATAGTTTCTAATGGATTTAAATAGCTTAAAGCCTGTAAAGGCTGAAGAAGGCGCTGTTTTGCAGATTGTTCATCCTGAAACGGAAGAAGAAATTGCAGGCATGACCATCACTTTGCTTGGTCAGGACAGCACTGTTTACCGCAAGATACAGTTGGCTAAACAGCAAGCAATCCTGAACCGCATGGGCAAAGGCAAGAAAAATGTTGAGCTAGATGCTGAACGCATTGGCAATGAAATCATCGAAGAAATGGCCAAGCTGACAATTGACTGGACTGGCTTTCAGTTGGACGGCAAGGATTTGAAACCGACGCACGAAAACGTGCTGATGGTTTACACCGAATGGACATGGATTAAAGACCAAGCGCAGGAGTTTGTGAACAACCGCGCTAACTTTTTTCGCTGAGACAATCGACCAACTTAGGCTTTATGTAAGACAATCGGCTTGGCTAAATACCATACCCGAAAAGCAAAAGAGGCCAAGGCGTGAAACCGTGGGAAGCGTGTTGCTTCCTCCGGTTCATGCTGGACAGTATTTGATAGGGATGCTTTTTGATGTTGGCCCTGTCAAACTAATGCCAATGTCTCCGCCTGTGGCTATAGATGAAATCGACCTGTGGGCTTACAAAGCAAACCGTTCTATTTCTTTACTACCTTGGGAAGCTGAAATTATCAGAGAGTTGTCGCGTGAGTATGCTGCCATGCTTGCCCAAGCCTCTGTAAGCAACTGCCCACCGCCTTATTTCCCATCTAAATCAATGGATGAAGAACGCAGACGGAAGGTATCGCAAGCCATGAGTGATTTTGCTAATAAACTGAATGCAAGTAGAGGTGTTTAAAGATTGCCGATTATGCTATAAAAGGGCATAAGTCAGATTGACCACATAAACGGGGAACAGCCTTGGCGGATTTAGCCAGTCTAAAGATTAGTGTTGATAGCACTGACGTAAAGAAGGCTGACGCTGACCTTGCGTCAATGTCTAATAGTGCTGGTCGCACATCCGCATCAATGGATAAGATGATTGCAGCCAATAATCGTATGGCTGCGGCATTGGTTACATCCAATAAAGCTACCATTGATGCTGTGAAATATCTCAATGGCCTTCAGTATGAATTAGAGACTGTCGGCAAGTCTGCATTGCAACTTAAGGCCATTGAAATCCGCATGGCAGCGGCAAAAGCGCCAACCGCTGAACTACAGCAAGAAATACGTTCGTTGGGCGCTCAATTGCTTATTGCTGAACGCAATGCCGACAGAACTACTGGTGGTGCTGGAACTGGCATTACAGGCATGGGCAATTCGTCTAAGCTTGCGGCGCATCACAGCCAAAACCTTTTCTTCCAGCTTCAGGATATGTTTGTTGGCCTAACTAGCGGTCAAAAGCCAATGACTGTCTTTATCCAGCAAGGTTCGCAAATTGGCGGCATCATGGCACAAGCTGGCTTGGGTGTTGGCGGTCTGGCAAAAGCATTGCTCGATATGGCTGCGGCTGCGGCTATGGCTGTTCTGACCAACCCGCTTTTGCTGGCTGCGGCGGCGGCTGCTGCTGCGGCGTTTATTGCATTCAAAAGCTTCCAAAGCGCGGTTGAAGATACCGGCGCTTTAAAGGAATACGCCAACAGCCTAGGCTTGACTGCTAAAGAGATGAAGGAACTTGGCCCCATCGGGATTACCGCGATGGATGTCATTAAGGGCGTCTGGAAAACAATTTCAGATGGCTTGGGCCTAGAGAAAGTATTCTCTGCAATAGGGACATTCTTCAGCCAATTGTTTTCCGGCATCGCGGATGTAGCCGTTGATTTGACGGCTGGTCTTTATGGCGTATTTGTTGGAACCTATAAAGGCATTGTCAAAGTCTGGGATATGCTCCCAGCGGCATTTGGCGACCTTGTAATTAGCGCCGTCAACGCGACTATTCGCGGACTTGAAGGCATGATTAACCTAGCCATTGGTGCAATCAATGGGTTGGTGACGCAAGCTAATAAGGTTCTGGCGTTGTTGGAAATGCCTACAATTAGCTTAATCACTAAAGTTGATATACCAGAACTGCAAAACCAATATGCAGGCGCGGCTAACAAGGCTGCCGGCGCTTTTGTTGGCGAAATTCAAAATGCAACCGCGCAAGCCCGTTCAGCTTTAGGTTCCATAGGCGACACTATTGGCACAAACATTGTCGGCGCAGCGAAAGACCGTCTCGCTGAAGATGCTGCTGGCATCATTGACGAAAGAACTGAAAAGGCCATCAAGGATAAGGCTGGCAAAACTGGTAAAACTGCTGGCGAAAAACTAGCCGAAGAATTTGCTAAAGTCGCTATGAATATGCAAGCTGAAGTCAATGTTGCGTTCAGCAAGAGCGACGAAGAACGCATGAAAGACATTATTGACAAGGACAAAAAAGACCTTGAGCAAACCATGCAGGAAATGGCACGCTTCAGTGAATTGCAAGCTGCTGAACAGGCACGCGTCCTAAAAGAAAACCTAAAGACCGCCAACGATGGCGCACAAATGATTGCCAGTATCATTGGTGGCAGTGTCGGTGATGGCATCAAGCAACTGTCGGACGTTCTGAGCAAGAACTTCCCTGACTTCATGGGCGATATTGGCAAATCGTTTGCTGGCATCAAGGGAACCTTTGACGATATCCTGAAGGGCTTTGGAACTACATCCGGAGAACTTGGCGCTGGAGCGCAAGTTGGAACGGCTGTGGATGGTATTATGAAGGGCTTGGGCGTTAAATCGTCTAAGACAGGCGGTCAAATCGGCGGCGCTATTGGCAGTGCTATTGGTGGCCCTATCGGTGCTATAGGTGGCGCAATCCTTGGCTCTGTTGTTGGTGGCCTATTAAAGAAAACTAAGTCAGCATCCGCCAGCATTTCTATGGAAGCTGGAAAGCTGGATGTTGCTGGCATCGTTGGCAATAATGCTGCATTCAAAGAAACGGCTAATACCCTAGCTGGCGCTGTGATTAGCGGCATCAATAATGCGGCAAATGCGCTAGGTGCAGAACTGCAAGGCGCGATTAAGCTTTCTATAGGTCAGCGTGACAAGAAGTTTGTGGTCGATACGCTTGGCGCAGGTCGCACTAAGGGCAGCGGCACATACAGCTTTGCCAGTGAAGCAGAGGCGGTAACTTTTGCGATTGATAAGGCTTTGCGTGATGGTGTTCTTGGGGGCATCCGTTCAGGAACACAGGCTTTGTTGACTGGCTTTGGTGACCTAGAAGAACGCCTCCAGAAAGCCGTGGACTTTGAGAATGTGTTTAAGGCGCTTGAAGCCAGCGCCAATCCAATGGGCGCGCTGCTTGAGAACTTGGACAAGCGTTTCAAGGCGTTGATTGACACGTTTAGGGAAGCTGGGGCAACAACCGAAGAATTCGCAAGCCTCGAAAAGCTGTATCAAATCGAGCGCGAAAAGGCCATCATTGAGGGCAACGCCAAGGCACTGGAAGCCGTCCAATCTGCGCGTGACCTTTTGATTGAAGCTTATGACCGCGAAAGCCAAGCCATCCTGACAACGCTAGAGCGTTTCCAGAGCCTGACTGCCGACCTTGAAAGCTTCCGCCTATCGCTGGCTGAACAGCTAATGACGGCTGAAGAAATATACCGTTCTGCCAAGAAAAGCTTTGATGAAATTTCCAAGCTTGCCATCGAAGGCAATGAACAGGCTATCTCGCAGCTTGTCAGCGTTTCGCAAAAGTATTTGGATGCGGCGCAAACTTTCTTGACGCCTGAAGAATACAACCGCGAAATCCAAAACGTGATGAAGGCGGTTGACCTTGCTATCGCTCAAACCAAGAGCATGGAGCAATATGCCCAAGAGCAACTAGATACGCTTAAGCAATCCGTTGACGGGCTTGTCACGCTAAATGACACCATGCTTAGTGTTAAAGACGCAATCAATGCGCTGAAGGAAGCGCAGGCCAATGTGATTGTCCCCGCCCCGACTGTTCTTGTATTTAATGCTGGCGTTGCAGCTAGTGAATATGAAATTGATGAAAACGGCAATTATGTAAAGAAAGGCGGAGTCGACATAGATAAGCGAGCCACTGGCGGGATGTTTAGCGGTGGTTTGCGTATTGTTGGTGAAGCAGGGCCAGAATTAGAAGCTACTGGCCCAAGCCGCATTTATAACGCAGCGCAGACGGCTACTATGCTTTCTGGCGATGCGGATGTGGCCAGCCAAATTGCTGGGTTGCGCGAAGAAATGAAAGCAAGCCTTTACGCTGTTGCAAAGAACACGGCACAGACTGCTAACCGACTTAATCGTTGGGATGGTGACGGATTGCCTGATACGAGAAATTACGCGATATGAGAATTGTAACGCCACAACAGGTTACGCCAACGGTGCTGACTGCATCAAACGTAGCTATTACTGAAACGCTTTGGACTGCTGGCACATACACCACTGGCACACAACGCTATGAAGGCATCACACTTTATGAAGTGATTGCATCGCCTAGCACAACAGACCAGCCTAGCGTTGGCGCTGCAAAGACTGTCCCTACTTGGAAGATTATCGGCGCAATCAACCGTTACAAGATGTTTGATAACGTGATTAGCACGCAAACATCCCGCACGGGAACTATTGTTGTGACCGTGGTTCCTGCACAAGTTGCTAACGCTGTCGCTTTCTTTGGATTGGCTGGAAACACCATCAATGTCACCATGACCGACCCTATTGAGGGAACGGTTTATAACCAAACAAAGAGCTTACAAGACAATACCCTTATCACTGATTGGTATGCTTATTTCTTCGAGGGCATTTACCAAAAAGAAGATGCTGTATTTGCTGATTTGCCAAGTTACATCAACGGCAGCATAATAGTGACAATCAATGCTGGTGCGGGAACCGCCAAGTGCGGCGAGATGGTCATGGGGCGTCAACAGACTTTGGGTGTCAGCAACTTTGGCACATCTGTTTCAATTCAAGATTACTCAATCAAAACTGTCGATGATTTTGGCAATGTTATTATCCAGCAACGCGCATTCAGTAAGCGTGCGGATTATGATGTCACAGTGGAAACACCATTAGTCAGCGCCGTTCAAAAATTGCTTGCAGACATACGCACCACTCCAACTGTATTCATTGGAGAGGATGACAAGCCAGAAACTGTGGTGTATGGGTTCTATAAGCAGTTTAATATTGTAATATCCACACCAAGCATTTCCGATTGTTCAATTGAAGTCGAGGGACTTGTATAATGCCAGCGCCAACTATCTCGCCATTACCAACACCACCATCACGGTCAACTGACCCAGCAAACTTTGCTATTGAGGCAGATGCTTTTGTCGCGGCGCTACCTGAATTCCAGACGGACGCAAACGCACAAGCTGCGTATTTAGATGGATTGGCTACTGCTGTTGATGGTGATGCTGCGGCGGCTAATGCGTCTGCTGTAGCGGCGGCTGGAAGTGCAACAGCGGCTAATGCATCGGCCAACGCATCCGCTCTTTCTGCAAATGTAGCTCTTTGGGTTAGTGGAACTAACTACACAACTGGTATTAACGTATATAGTCCAATTAACTTTCAAACTTATCGCAGAAAGACAAATGGGGCAGGAACAACTGACCCTAGTTTAGATGCTACAAATTGGGCTTTGATTACATCTTATCCATCGTCGCCTTTTGCGCTTATTGGCAATGCGACGGCAGGTTCAGAAATACGCCTACCGGAAGATACTGATAACGGCAGCAATTATGTTGCGCTCAAAGCGGCAAATAGCCTTGCTAGTAATTTGACGTTCACGTTGCCATCAACAGATGGTATTTCAGACCAAGTGCTTAAAACGGATGGTGCTGGCAATCTTTCCTTTGGCACTGTTGGTGGCGCTGGTTCGCTAACAGCAGTTGCTTCTGGGTCGCTGTCTGACGGCTCTAGGGTCATTATCAATACTGATGGAACTGTAAGTGTCATTGCAAGTGTCACGGAAGCTATTGGTTCAGGTGAAAACCTTACAACCGCATCAGGGGCAGATTGGCTTTCCGCTACGTATGATACAGCAGCCCAAAAAGTTGTTATTGCTTATACACGTTTTAGCACTGGTAAAGCAATAGTTGGCACTGTATCTGGAACATCTATTTCGTTCGGCGCAGAGGTGCAATTCAGCGCAGCCAACGCTACGCAAATTGCAGCTTCATATCACGCAGCACAACAAAAAATTGTTATTGCCTACCGTAATGGCAACGACCTTCTCGGATATGTGATTGCTGGCACGGTTTCTGGAACCTCCATCACATTTGGAAGTGCAGTGCAGTTTAATGGGTCTGGTGCTAGTAATTCACATTCTATAACCTATGACGCGAATGCACAGAGAATTGTTGTTTTCTTTGCAAATGCCGGAAACTCAAATTATGGTGAGGCGGTTGTTTGCTCTTTAGCAGGCACAGTAATAACTGCGGGGTCGAGATTTGTTTTTGCCTCAGAAGCAGTAACTTCAACCTCTTGTGTATTTGACCAAAACTCTAACTTAGTAGTGGTGGCATATACTACTAGCTCATACCAAGGCAAAGCTATAGTTTGCTCGGTATCCAACTTAAATATTTCTTTTGGGTCAGCAAATATTTTCCAAAGTAGCGCGGCTGTTATATGTAGAGTTACAAATGACACTGCATCTAATCGTATAGTTGTCGCATCAAATAACGGCACATCTGGTGGATTTTGCACCATAGGCGAATTATCAGGAGCAGTTATTAACTTCGGCCCTCCAGTTACTTTTACTACCGTAAGATTTGATATTTCATTTGCTATTGCTTATAATTCTAATTCTAATGTTGTAGTAATCGCTGGCAGAAACCAAGCGGACAATACTGGGTTATATTTCGTTGGCACGGTAAGGGGCATGACTGCTACTTTTTCTGCTGGCGTTACATTTATGAGCAATCTTCAAAACTATGCGTTTTCTTGTTATGACCCTATCGCAAACCGGATGATTATTGGCGGTAAAGAAGGCGTAATAAATGGCTATGGACAAGCTTTTGTTCTGCGGAATGCTGGTAGCAATCTTACCGCTCAAAACTTCATCGGCTTCAGTAATGCGGCCTACACCAACGGACAGACAGCTACTATTCAAATTCAAGGGGCAGTTGATGACGCGCAAAGCGGTTTGACAGCGGGGCGGTCGTATTTCGTTCAAGGTAATGGCACGCTTTCTCTTACACCCAGCGTTCCATCCGTTTTTGCAGGAACCGCTATTTCCTCTAGCCGCATCATCGTGAAAGGGTAAATCATGAAGTCCATCGTTGAAACAGCCAACAACCTATCTAAATATTTGTTTGCTGATGACGTTGCCGTCACCATGAACACCGACCATATATGTGTGGGAAACCCGACGCAGTTTATAATCTCAGACCTTAACAGCGAAATCGCTACTATTTATGAAGGCGTCACTGCCCCAGATGATTGGATTGGCAACAAGTATGTTTTTGATGGCACTAACTGGACGCTGAACCCTGACTGGGTAGAAATGGATGAAGATGTTTAGCGCCAAATCATACGCAGCATCCATTCATAATTCTCACTGATGGCTAACCCAGATGTCTTGTCCCTAAAGCTTGAAATGCTCCACAGCGATGTTGTGGAAGTCAAAACTGCGCTTAATAAACTGTCAGAGGCCATCACTAAATTGGCATTAGTCGAGCAACAGCAAACACAAACGGCTGAAGCGTTGGAGCGTGCGTTCAAGACCATATCCAAGATTGATGACCGCCTGTCTGCGTTGGAACTAGCAGCGCCAAAGCATAAGGAAACATCCGGCTGGATGGATAGGTTTATTCTTGCCATCATCGTGGCTGCGATGGGCTTTATAGGCACAAGACTGGGTGCATTGTAATGGCGGCAAAAGACCCAAGGCTGAAGAAGGTGGGAGTAGAGGGCTATAACAAGCCTAAGCGCACACCCAGCCATCCGACTAAAAGCCATGTGGTTGTTGCCAAGGAAGGCGATAAGGTCAAAACCATTCGCTTTGGTCAACAGGGCGTTTCTGGTTCACCCCCGCGCAAAGATGAGAGCAAAGCTGACAAGGCTCGCCGTGCGTCGTTTAAAGCGCGTCATGCTGATGATATTGCAAAGGGCAAAATGTCCGCTGCGTATTGGAGCGACAAAGTGAAGTGGAGCTAAAAATGCCGTTAATTCAAGGTTACTCGAAAAAGAGCATATCTAAAAACATCTCACGCGAAGTGAAGCGTGGTAAAAGCCAAAAGCAAGCCGTTGCAATCGCGTTGTCGGTTGCGTCAGAAGCTAAGAAGAAGCGTAAGAAGCGTTAGCCCCAGATGGCGTAATAAATAACGTAGAACCAAGCGCACAACCCGTGGAACATCGCCCACAGGATGCTTTGATTAACGCTCCAGCTTATAGCCACAGCCAAGCTTGCGCCTACTACTCCAAACCATTCTGATAATTTCATTGCCTTGCCTTTTGCTGTTACACACTTTGTTGTGTATAAATCAAATTTCTGGTAGGGCAACGGAATATTGGCATATTGAGGCATTTATGAAACTAGCTCTTTTATTGCTGGCATCAATCGCTTTAATGGGCTGCCAAGACCGCTATCGTTATGATTGCCAAGACCCTGATAACTGGCAGGAAGCGGAATGTAAAAAGCCCAAGTGCATTGCAATGGGCTATTGCACCGAATGGCTAATTAACACTGGTGAGGCTGAAAATGAAGCCACCTAAATACTGGTCACCCGAAGAACTGCTGCGCTTTATCGTGGGTGTTGTGCTTTCGTTCACGCTTATGTTTATCGTGGCGACTGTTCTCTATTCGCTCATATTCGTATCGCAGCCAATGGAAGGCCAATCACCTAACGACGCTGAATTCTTCAAGCTGATTAACCCGATAGCAACATTTATTGTCGGCGCATTGGCGGGGCTGATGGCTGGTCAAGGTAATGGCTCTATAAAGCCCAAGCAAAAGGAGATTAAAGACGATGAGCTTCCTGAGTAACTTTGAAAGCAAAAGCGAGGGTGTCAATGATACCGTCGAGTTTGTGGTTCGCGTGGCTATTGTCACGCTTTCGGCAGTCATCTTGGTTGTCGTGCTGGCGCTTGCCGTGGGCTTGTTTATTCCTAACGATGTTCTGGATAGCACTGCTATAATTGAAATGATTAACCCTGCGTTCCAAACCATCATTGGTGCGTTTGTTGGGCTGCTTGGTGGCCTAAGTCTTAACGCCAACGCTAAGGACAAAGCGCCAGAGCCGGAAGCGCCTGAACCAGAAGCGCCAAAAGCTTATGATGACCCGCAAGGCACAGTCTTTATCGACACCCCAGAAGATGATGACGACGACGAAATGGAACCTTGGGAAAAGTATCGTAACGACCTACGTTATGACGCCAACGGTGACGGCGTGGTTGACGAAGATGACTTTCCTGATTGGCGGAGGGCTGGTCAATGAGCCTTGCAAAACTTCAAGCAAAAATAGGCGTTACCCCTGATGGCGCTTTTGGCCCTAGCACGCTTAAAGCGGCGGCTGCATATTACAAATTAAGCGATGTTCGTGCGGCGCACTTCTTTGCTCAATGCGCCCATGAAAGCGGAAACTGGAAAGCTACCAGCGAAAACCTAAACTACGGGGCGAAGGGATTACGCAGCATCTTCCGCAAATACTTCCCAACGGATGCTTTGGCCCGTGCCTATGAGCGTCAACCTGCCAAGATTGCCAATCGTGTATATGCTAACCGCATGGGCAATGGCCCTGAAAGCAGCGGGATGGGTTTCAAATTTCGCGGTCGCGGCTTTTTGCAATTGACTGGCCATGATAATTTCAAGGCGTTTGCTGATTATATCAACCGTCCTGATGTTATGGATAACCCTGACCTTGTTGCTGGCGAACTGGCTATCGAAAGTGCTCTTTGGTTTTTCGACCGAAATAAGCTATGGTCAATTTGCGATAAGGGCATCAATGACGCTGCTATCCTCGCACTGACTAAGCGTATCAACGGTGGCACACATGGCCTCGATGACCGCAAACTGAAAACCAAGAAATATGCTTCTTGGCTTTAAGGAGAATGACGATGGACTTGAAAAGTGTATTGAAAAAAGAAATTGAGAAGGCCGCCGTTAAAAACGCTGGCAAAACTATCTTGCCAATGGAGGAAATTACAAAGCCTCGCATTGGCCTCAAAGCCAAAATAGCTGGCGCACTTGCGCTTATCGGCACGCTCGCTACAATGCTGTCACAGTATCTAGGCGGATAATGCAATTCTTGGCGGCCTTGCTGGGTGTTTTTAACAAGCTGTTGGGAGCTTGGGCGGAACATCGTTGGAAGCGGCAGGGCCGTCAAGAAACCCTCAAAGAAATTAACGAGGCTATCAATGAGCAAATTGCACTTGGCGAAGCTGCCATTGTTATTCCTGACCCTGAGCGCACTGAGCGGTTGCGCGACCGTTTCGACCGCTCCCGCAAATAGCTATTGCGCTATTGCGAAACCTATCACCTATGACGCAACAAAAGATACGCCAGAAACTGTGGCGGAAATAGAGGCGCATAATAGCGTTTTGGTTTGCTTGTGCGAGGATGATTGTCCGAAAGGCTGACAATTATGCGACCGTTAAAAATCGACCCTAAGTTATATGATTATTGCACACCGCGACAAAAACAAGTTTTAGAAGCAATAGAACAATTTGGCAGTGCAAGGGGAGCATCCACCGCACTGGGAATGGCTATAGGCGGCGCAAGCGAGACTTATCTTTGCGTCAAGCGTAAGGCAGCGAAAGCTGGTTATTCACCAGAGCATGATTTCACTCGCCCTGTTCCTGAAGGCTATGTAGCCAAGGGCGTCAGCACTTATTACAACGCTGAAGGCAAGCCAGCGGGACAATGGGTAAAGGCATCACTTAGCCATGAGGCGCTTATAGACGCCATGAAAGAGGCGGTAGAAGGCTTTAAGGGTGATATAGACCCAGTAAGCCCTATCGTTGCTCCAGCGGCTTCTGACGAACATCTATGCAACCTTTACACGTTCACCGACTACCACCTTGGGATGTTGGCATGGCATAAAGAGGGCGGCAGCGATTGGAATATCTCTATCGCAGAACGCACCATTATTGCTGCACTGCAACAAATGATAGAACAAAGCCCCAAAGCTCACACAGCAGTCATCAATATTCAAGGTGACTTCCTGCATACGGATGGTAAGACACCTGTCACGCCAGCATCAAAACACGTTTTGGATGCTGACAGCCGCTTCCCTAAGATACGCAAGTCGGCAATCCGCATAATTCGCTCACTGGTTGCCATGTCGTTGTTGCGTCATCAGGCAGTGCATTTGATTATAGCGGAAGGCAACCACGACGAAGAAAGTTCTGGCTGGTTGGCTGATTTGTTTTCGGTGCATTACGAAGAAGAGCCTCGCGTCAATGTCAACGATAGCGTCTTGCCCTTCTATGTGTTTGAATGGGGCAATGTCATGCTTGGCATTCATCATGGCCATAAGGTCAAGAACGAAAGCCTACCGTTGTTATTCGCAGCGCAGTTTCCTGAAGTGTGGGGGCGGACTAAACATCGTGAAATTTCGTGCGGTCACAGACACCATCGGGATGAAAAGGAATTCAATGGGGCCGTGGTTATCCAGCATCCAACCTTAGCCGCTAGAGACGCTTATGCCGCCCGTGGTGGCTGGATTGCTGACAGGGCGGCATGGGCTATAACGTATCATAAAAAATACGGCGCTGTTGGTCGCGTCATGATTACCACCGAAATGCTGGAAGTTGGTTAATCTTCACCCTATCCAAGTTTGGTTATAAATCTAATGCCTTCAACAATGCGACACTTAGACGCTTTGCCCTTGCTAATTATGTAACGCTTCATGCACCATTCCCCTTTATTGCGCGGACAATCTCAATCGCTCTCGCTGATGTAATTGACTTCCATTCGCACCATGCGCCACAGCCGCACTCGCCTTCATTTCGCGCAAAGCAATCGCACTTCTTGGCATCGGCTTCTAGCTCATTGATGGCGGCTTCTATGCCAGCGTCATAACCTGACTGCCATTCGGCGGCGGTGTCCTTGGTCATTTGTTTTGTTCCACTATAGCTTTTAATGCACCCCAGACTGCTTGTTGCGACCTTGGGCTATCTGAAACATCCTCCACCGATGCCTCAATGGTTCCGTCCCAATGGTGGGTAATTACCACCGTGTAAGTCACAGGCTGCCTTTTATCTACTAGATTTACGATGTTATCCATTGCCCCTTCTCCCTTATCTCCAGCCCACGGGCTTCTAGTGCTGCGCGAAACTTGTTTGCATATTCAGCTTTGGTTTCCCATGTGCCGTCATCACATTCCGCAATCACTTCCACCAGCGGGTCAGGCTTGGGCTTAAAGATGACAAAACTGGCAAGCGTATCGCCGCCATCTTCTGCAACCAAATGTTCCCCAAAATAATCCACCAAGGCATCGCTCACCTTCTGCTTATAGGCTTCGTGCTGTTCGATGGCGCGGCAAAGGGCAAACGTAACAATATCACTTTTGCCAAATAATGCGGCGTAATCAATCGGTGAACCGCCACTTTCGACAAACACCTCATTCACCATCGCCAAGGCTTTTGCTTCAATGTCTGTCATTTGCTCTGTTCCTGTTCCTTGCGGCGCTCTGCAAACGTCTTTCCGTCTGCACCGCGCAAAGGCCATGCGCTGTCCGATGATACTCGGTGGCTCTTGCCCATAGGGGCTGCTTGTTGTGCCTTAATCATGACCATTCGGGCCTTTCTGTTAGAAACATCATAATCATAAATGCCAGCCATATTGCGACTAGCCAAAATTGTGTCTTGCTTATCTTTGTCATTTTACACCTCTTGTCGTATAAAAGTCATAGCGGCCACCGTCATAATCATCATTGTCTGGCGCATCTAAGTCAGGTTGCAATGAATAGCTTTTTAGCGTTTCGGCAAGCTCTTTGGACACTTGCTTATAAAACTCGCGGCGTTCTTCAACTGTAAGGGATTTTTTCATGGCAGCACCACCATCAATGCGACAAACAGAATGGGCAAAACAATTACCATTGCAATGCCGCTGATGATTTCGCTAAATGGTTGCGATTGGATAATTTCACGAATGGTCATAATTCAAACTCCCTAAATGGCGGGGCGTGGCCCCTTGGTTGATGCCCTCTTATAAAAGCGCCTTTTACAAAAGAAAAGCACTTTTTTCATATTGAGCAAAAATAATGGCGGGAAGCGCACTGCCACCCGCCATTTTCCTTTATACCAGCAAGCGTTCTGGTATTTGCAAAATCCACCCATAATTGACGGCAGTCTGGACAAAGCGGTCTTTGTCTAGTGCGTGCTGACCTGTTGTCAGTTGCGCCTTCAAAAGTGCCTTGCTGGATTGTGCTACCGACTCATTATGATGTCGTGCCAGCCATTCCTGTCGGCTGCTCATTGGCGGTGCTTTGCGTCGGTGGTCTAAGTTAAGGCGTGAACCTCTTGCCATGATTTATCTCCAGCCTAAAAAGGACAGTCGTCGTCAAGGTCTTGGTTGTTATCCCAAGTGCTATGCTCACCCTTTGATGGGTCAACGGAAGCATCTAATGGCCGTGGCTCACCCCTAGCGCCGCCTGTATCAATGCTGCCAACCCGCACGTTAAACTGTGGCTTGCCTTCGTATTCGTCATGCGTCAATTCGCCAGATACAAAGACCTTCGTGCCTTTCTTAAGGCTTCCAGCAAACGCCTCCGCTGCCTTGCCCCATAAGCTGCAACGATACCAAACGCTGCCAGCATCTCTGCCAAAGCCATTCTTTACGCCAACATTGAAGCTTAAAACCTTGCTGTCGCGGGTGTCGCGCAATTCAGCGTCCTTGCCTACGTTTCCTGATATTGTGATATTCTGCATTGTCTTTCCTTTATAGTCCAAGAGCGGTTAAATATGTGTCGAGCACGGCTTGATATTCTGCGCGGTCATTATCTTCCATTGCACGAAGGCGTATAACAGCGCGAACGATTTTTGCGTCGTAACCATGCGCTTTTGTTTCGTTGTAAACATCACGGATGTCATCTTGGATGCCTTTCTTATCTTCGTTCAAACGCTCAATGCGCTCAATCAAAAGGCGCAACTGTTCGGTATGTGGTTCACTCATATTCTTCACTCCATTTGACGCCATGCTTGCTTGCATATGCGTAGATAAACTCAATCAGGTCTGACATCTCTGGCTTGGTTAGCTTTGATGTCCTGAACCCTATTGGAAAGGGCTGGTTGTCCAACCCCATCTCAAATTTCACTTCGTGGCCTAGTGCTGCCATAAAAATGCACTTCCACACTTCTGGTATGTGCGCTCTGCCTTCTGGCTTTGCGCGGCTTATATCTGACAGCATGGCCCACATTTTTGCGTTCTGGTCATCACTGCGCTTGGCTGCGCTGACTTTGACGACTGCATCCTGTGGAGCCTTGTCGATAAGCTGGTGCGCTAATCTTCTTTGATGCTCACCGCGAAGCCAAACTGTTTGCGTCATCTTTTTTGCGCCTCTTTTATTTCCGCCGCTTTCGGGCTGGCTTTACAAAACGCTTCAATCAAGCCTTCAATGTCAATGCCTTTCCAGAAGGTTTGCTCACCAACCGTATGCTGCTGGTTGTGATGGGTGCGGCATAATGGAACAACGCGCCAATCGTCTGGCTTTTGTCCCATACCTGCCCCGCTGCCAAAGCGAACATGAGCGCACTCAATAGGCATATCCTGACAGCCATTGATGCTGCAATGGAATGACCTAATAAAGTTTAGATGCCCTTGCGACCGCCACCGCGCTGTGCGCTTTGGCTTCTTGGCAATGCGGTTAGGTAACATTTTCTAACTCTAGGCTATATTCTGCAATCAAGGCTGGCTCACCAAAGCGATTGACCACTTCAACGCGCTTGGTTCCTATCTTATGGCCCTCTTGCCGCAAATCATAAATTACCGCGCTTAGGCGATAGATGCCAAGGTCGCGCCATGCTTCAAGTGGTTGGATTGTTCCCTTGGTTTTCAGGTGCGACAAAACTCTATCTAATTGTGACATTGTTCATTCTCCTATTTTTGATAACGCTTTTACGTCTTCGTCAACTTCCGCAAGAAATGCGCGGACTTCGCTTTCCAAGGTTTCCAGCATATCATCGTCGCGCTGCACACGCTGGATGTAAAGCATAAGATGGTCTGGCATCCGTGGGTCGAAACTTACAAAGTCGCACCATTGACGGTCGGCACAAGCCATCTGCCATTGCATCTGTAGCAAATACTTGTGAGCCACCTGATTGCTTTTCAGCGTTTCAATGTGCGTGGCTGAATTAGGGCATTTAATCTCAATGCAGCCATCATCACCCACAAGCCCGTCGGGGCTGGCGTGGGAGCCTATAATGGTCGGGTGCTTATATAGACCTACCTCAATCACTTCTTGCCCTGTAACGAAGCTGTAGGCGGTTCTTGCTTCTTCTTCTTTTTCAACGCCCCATAACATAGCCGCGCTGGTAAAGCTTTCTTCCTGCCTCCCTGTTAGCCTTTCGACCACACGTTTGGCCTGTAAGTTAGCGCGGGATGCACCCCAGCCTGATTTTGTCTTC